AAAAGTTCTATTTTCTATTTGTGCATTTGAAAGCTTTAAATAACCACCACCATAACTTACAACTAAACTTTTGAAATCATTATCATTGAAAATAGTTCCATCGTATTTGAATCCTGCTTGACTTATTATTTCGTTAATAATAGTTTTATAATAAATAGCAGGGAAGAAGTGTTCTGTTTTCCAATCAATGTTATTATTCAAAGCATAGTCAACCATTGGATAAACATAACCATCACCCTTATTAAATGGAACTTGAACACCTGATTTGTAAATATAATTGTCCCATGATGCAACCTGAGTATCATAAGTATATGGATGATTGTACTTTGACAAATCCAAGTCTGCCATTGTCTTTTCGCCAAGTTCAAGAAATAAATCTTTTAGCTTACCAAAACAACTTACATCATATTCTATTTTGTAATCAGCAAGTACTTTAATTCGGTCAAGCTTCATAAATCCTTTAAACACTTCTGAGCCATCGTAAATAATTACAACATCAGCTTTTTTATTTGGATTAAATGAAGGAGTAAAGTTCGTTGTACCTGATGAGTTGACTGATACATTAGTATCCCAAATCCAACCAAAAATAGCATTATTGGTAGCAGTACCCGGAAGTGTTATCGTCTTACTAAAGTTGGTATTTTTCTTTGATGGATCTTTAACATCGGCAATTTGATAAGTGAATGGCATCGAAACATCATCAACCAAATCAAGATAGCGACCATTTAAAATAATATCAGTTTTTATCATAATGCTTGGCGATAACGATTAAATGCAAATTCAAGTGTAACAGTTAGATTAAATAGTTGGTCATACTCTAAAGTCTTATAATCATACTGAGTATCTTTAACTGTAACTGCTATTAATGTTCCAGCACCATCAATTATATAAACATCAGGACTTGAAATAAGTTCTTCAAGCCATGTGGATTGTTCTTCAGTTATCCATCCTGAAGTCAATTGCAGTTGGTCAGTACCAATCGTTGAATATTGAACTTTACCTCTGTTATAAGAATTATATTGATATTCTCCGTTATTCCAGTTCCAAGCTTTTCTTTCGTAAAATGATTTTTGATAAGATGATGTTTTTTTACTATTCCATCCAAAATTAAAAAAGTCATAGCCACCTAACTTATTTAAAAAGCATAATCTGTAATGTGATTCCCATCCACATTCACATTCAACTTGAAACCAAATTTCTTCAGTTAATGGATTACCCTTATCATCAAATAATTGTACTGAATATTTATCTACATTAGTTGTAAAATATGGTGGACTTCCTGTTGCTGCAAAACCTAATTCATTTCCTACATTTTGTAAGTTACCGGGACCACAACCAAATCTTTGAACATTGTGAGTTGCATTATAAGCAGTATCCCAAAATAAAGAATGTAAAGTTGTACCATTTGAATCAAGTGTATTTATTCTAACATTGTTAACATCATCAGTTGAATTGTCTTGTAAAAAATATAAATAATGCCAATCTGAATAACATACTTTAATAGGATTATCTTGCGTTCTAGTTGGAATATCAGTTAAGAATTTTTGATTATTACCACCAGTTACATATTTTATTACTGGATCATTTGCATTCCACCATCTTTCAATAGGCAAGCAAGCATTCCAAATGTACATTCCATCTGTTGCTAGATTTGTGTAAGTTGTAATCCCTGATGTTGGCCCATACTGCTCACCAAATGCAACATAAAAAGTTTTATAACTATCAGGACAATTAATAAAATCATTTGTACTTGTTCCGCTTGTTGGTGGGTTAAATGTAACAGCATTTCTAAGCACAGAACTAAAATCAAACCTGCATCTTCCATTTGTAGGATCAGCACCTTGAATGTACCTTACTGGAGTAGTTTGTCCTGTCCATGTTAAATCACAGATGTATTTAAAATTTGGCTGTGCTGTATTTGATGAACCCACTACAAATTCAATTGGATTGTGAGCCATTGTAATTACTTGCCCACCTATTGGAAATTGTTTAATAGTTATTGCCATTACTTACCTAATATTTGTAAATTAAATTTTGCTCCTTTGCCGAATTGTTGTTCTACTAAATCAGTTAATTCAGTTTCAAATTGTTTTAAATGTTTACTAAACCAACGAGTACCCTCATATCCTTTTTTATGAATCTTCCTTGCAATTAAAAAAGATAATGCTTTGTTAGCTTGCGCTGCTGTCAACTTTCTACCGAATAATTCCATACCACTTGATGGTACAAGTTTTTTTTGTGCTATCCATCCACCGCCCTTACTTCCAAATGCTAAAGCTTTTCTTAACGCACCATTACCACTACCACTTGTTGGATTTCTTTTATCATCAGTAAATTTATAATATTTTGGTAATATTAATTGTATTTGAACTCTTTGCCCTAATGTTGTAAATACCCAACCTTTCAAAAGTTGAGCATATAATTCACCACTGGCAAAGTGACCAACTCCTTTTGGTTTTTTAGCTGTCATTAATGACTCTCGCCATTTATCAGCCCATTCATTTATAAAGTTAGTTAAAGAATCAGTTCTTTCGAAGTTGATTAATCCTTCACCAACATCATTAGTCAACCAATCATCTAACGCCTTGCTGAACTTCGCAACTCCTGTTGTTGTCTGTGCCATTCTAATTCTTTTTCTTTTATTCTATAAAATTGTAATACATTCAAAAATTTATATGCAGTCCAACTCATGTATTCATCCCACACCAAAGGGTTCGAATTGCTCAAATTGTCTAACACATAATACCATGTCAAGCTGCTTGTTGGTTTTCCTTTATTGCTCTTTCCATCGTTTCGCTCAGCATCGTGTTTGCTAGTTTCAAATAATCCTCGATACCCTCTAATAAAAGTGGATATAGATTGCAAAAAAAAAGCACCAAAGGGTAAATTACATCAACCGGACAATGCCGAAGTAGTTCGGCTTTTTCTTCATCAGTCAGCTTTGGTTTATATATTATCCTTGTCGGTTCGCAGTAAATTGCCATTAGTTTATGAGCATTTTCAAATATCTTATCTGTGTCTTTTGTAAGTTCGTAGTGGTTTATAAATTGCTGTGCTGACAAAGTTTTTAAATCGAAAGTAACATTCCAAACATATCCCTTGCACCAAAATTTATTAATCTTTTTTTCAGTTGGAAGTTTACCCAAAAAACTAATCTTTGCAATTTCTTTTTTAAGTTGTGCTATCGGAAGTTTTTCATATTCTGAGTAAGGAATCTTTGTAAATGTTGATAAGATAAGTAAACCACGAGTAAGGTCTGGATAAAGTTCTTTATCAATTGACTTATCATTCCTTATTGCTTCAATTTCAATAAGTTGATTAAGTGTTACATCTGACCAGTCTTTCGGTGCTTTTTTCATTGCTTTCATATTAAAGTGTTATATTGTTTTGTTTTGTACCCTTTTTTTTACCTAAAAGTTGATGACAGATAAGATTTCTCTGCTTGTTTGTAAGCTTGATAAGCTATGGCCAAACTCATAACCCCATCATCATGGAAACCAAATGGTGCAGAATATTTGACTGATCTTGTCTTTGGATTGTAGTCATAGCTGAATACTTCAAGTTCTTTTAATAGCCAATCGGTTTGCAGTACCTTTAAACTTTTGTCCTGATTTGCCACTATCAAGTTTTCAATAATGTCCTGCTTGCTTTTACTTGTTGTTATAAATGGCGAAATATATACTGATGGTATCTCATTACGCAACATTTCGAACACAGCATCACCAACTGAGTTAACCTCTATAAGCGTATCGGGATTGAACTTTAATAACTGATCCTTTACTTTTTGGACAATTTCTGTCCAATCCATCTGCCGCCAACGTTCGCAATAAACAACTTCTGACTTGTTATTGAGTACAGTCAATACAGTATAATCGTCTGCCCTACCAACATCTATCCCTGCATAATATCTTCCGGTCATTTCAGGAGTATTGTTTATCTGCACATCCTTAAACATTCCTGCTCCACCATCAATGAACTCAGCTAAGTATTCTTGCCTAAACACATGGTCAGGTAGTGTTTGCCTAGCATCATCAATCTCAGATGGAATAATTATCGGATTGTCATAAGAACTCATAGTAAAGCTTTTATACTGCGGATTATACCCATCCATTTGATAAAGCTTATAGAAATGATTCCTACCCTTTGGGGTTGAAATTAAAAGTACCTTGCGACCTTTAACAAGTACCGTTGCTCTCAATACTTCAGTCCATGCTTGTTCACTCATGAAAGCAAATTCATCACAAACTAAATATTCAAAAGTAAATCCACGAATGTTATCGTATCTTTCAGCACTAAAAAATTGAATCGTAGAACCGGAAGCATATTCCAACAATAATTCACTTCGGTTAACTGTCCGATAAATCTCAGGTCTTTTTTGAAATGCTTTATACATTTCATCAAATACTTTTTTACTTTGCTTATATGTAGGTGACACCCATGCGCACTTAACATTCTTATTGTTTAATGCCCAATATAATAATTGATTTGTAGCCAGTAATGTTTTACCAAACTGCCTACCTATATTCAGAATGTAATACTTCTCAGGACCATTATTGATCGAGTCGTGGATTCTCTTCTGATTCTTGTGTGGTATGTATAGTATCGCCTTTGCCAAAGTCCGCTCGGAAAACCATGTTTCCTTTAATTTCTAAATTGTTTTGTTCAATATATCCTCGTTTCTTACCCTTGCACTTTAAATAAAAAATTGTGGATAATGGGTTTCCTTTTTGAATTTGTTTAAGCAGTTGTGATTCTGCAAAGTCCAATGCAGCATTCTCCATGTCTTTTACAGCACGCCTATATTCAGCATCTTCTTTCAGCCATTTATAGTGCATCGGTCTAGATATACCAATAGCTTTACAAGCATTAGTAACAATACCTAAGTTTTGCTCTAATGCCAATATCATTCTTTGTTTTGTTTCTTCAGGTAGCATATAATCCCTCCTCTTTTAAATGGTCTATTAATGTTTCAATTATCATGTGAACGCAACCGCCACAGCTTCCAGTTGGTGGATGTCCGATGTCGTGGTAAAGCTGTCGCATCTGCCTAATCGTTTCGTTTGGTGGCAGTATGCTTTTGAATTAGTCATATACCATCAAATAATGTTTGAATCCTTCTAATCGCTTTCTTTGTTCTATTGTCATAGTATTTTAATAAGT